ATGAGACTAAGTAGGGATCAGGTTCTGATGCAGACAGCCTTGCTGTTCGCCAATCGCTCCACCTGTAACCGTCTCCAGGTGGGTGCCGTACTGAGCAGAGACGGCAGGATCCTGAGCACTGGCTATAACGGTGCTCCATCAGGTGTAGCACACTGCGGTCCTGAGTGCAGTATCGAGCTACCCTGCAAAAGAACCATTCATGCGGAGGCGAACTGCATTGCCTTCGCTGCGCTGTGGGGCATACCCACTCGAGGTTCGGTACTCCATACCACACATTCACCCTGCCTTGACTGCGCGAAGTTGCTGATCAATGCCGGCATAATCAGAGTGGTTTTTCTCGTTGAGTACCGAGACACAAGTCCGATAGAATTACTAGGATCAGTAGGAGTTTCCTGTGAGAAATCCCAATTGCAGGAAGTGTTCTCTTTGGCAGAGCTCGACAAACGTCTGCGTCTGGGGTGACGGCCATGCTGATGCAGATCTCATGGTCATCGGGGAAGCACCAGGTGAGGCTGAAGCTGAATCGGGAAAGCCCTTTATGGGCAAGTCTGGACAGCTCCTTCGTTCAGAACTTGCGAAGGTTGGTCTCGCAGATCGAGCTTACATTACAAACATCGTCAAGTGCCGACCCCCCGACAATCGAGCTCCTACAAACGATGAGATTGCAGCGTGCCGAGAGTACCTGCAGGAAGAGTTCGAGACTATCAAGCCCAAGTACGTTCTCACGCTTGGCTCACCTGCTTCAAAAGAAGTCCTCTCAGTTGGAAAGATAACTGAGTCCCACGGTAAGCTGATGGACATGGAGAAGTTCCTGGCAATGCCAGCGTATCACCCAGCCTATACCCTGTACGACATGACCAAGCTTCCTGCATTCCAGCAGGATCTGGCTCGTCTATCCCGCGCGATCTCAGGGGTAAGACCCAACCACGATGTAGTGTGGGATGTCGTCAACCGTGAGAATCTCGATCAGTTCCTCGAGGAGTTCAAGGCAGCCGATGAATTCTCATACGATCTTGAGACGTCCGGCTTATTCCCTTATAACCGAACAGGCTATGTTCGATGTCTTGGTATAGGATTATGGCATAAGAGTTGGATCGTTCCGCTGTCGATGCCAGACTCTACGTTCTTCAGCTGGCAGGCTCGTAAGGACATCATGGCCATCCTATTCGAGCTAGCGGAGGACAAGTTCTCGGTTGCCCACAATGGGAAGTTTGACAATCAGTGGATGTATCACTATTACGAGGACAAGAATTTCTTTCTCAACTTCGATACGATGCTTGCCTCTCATCTGCTCGATGAGAATCGAGGACATGATCTAGAATCTCTGAATCGATCAGTTCTTGACGGACCTGAGTATACGCCCGAAGAAAAGAAGTACTTCACCATAAGTAAGTGCGCCAAGGACGTTGCATTTACGCTGCGTCTTTACAAAGTTTTTGATCGAGAGCTTCGTAAAGATCCCGCGCTCAGGAAGCTCTTCTACAAACTGATAATGCCTGCTGCTCGAACCTTCGAGGCAGTCGAGCGTTGTGGTTTGAACATCGACCTGAAACAGATGAAAGTGATCGAGATCGAAACTCAGAAAGAGGTTAATGATCTCAATACTAAACTGAACGAGATGGCAGGCAGAAACATCAACTGGAATTCTCCACAGCAAGTCGCGGATGTTCTCTTCAATCAATTCAAGCTGGTTCCAAAATACTTCACTGAGAAGGGCGCCCCGTCCACAGGCGAGGCTACGCTTGTTGAGATTCAAGACGATCACCCAATCGCGAAGACTCTGGTCAAATACCGAGAGGCCACCAAGTTTCTCTCCACCTACATTCATGGATGGAGAGAGTACATGGTCCATGATCAACTCTACTTAGGTTACAAACTACATGGAACGGTCACTGGCAGATATTCTTCGAGACTTCATCAAACTCCCAGGGATGAAAGAATCCGAAGTTTGGTTACGGATAGAGGGACCTGGAGATTCGTACAGCTTGACATTTCCCAAGCAGAGATGCGAGTCGCTGCTATTATCTCTGGCGACCTTGAACTTCGCCGATGTTTCCTCCAGGGTATTGATGTTCACTGGAGAACTCTCATGCACACAATACTCAGTGGTTCTTCTGGGGAGTATATCAATCCGGCAATGGACACCGCTCGTCAACTCAGTAGTGGTATTTCAAATATCAGAGATGCAGTTGACTCCATTATGGGAGCAGGTCATGAGGCGTGTATCGAAGTTTGGAAAGGTTGGAAGGAAGCAAGAAAGAAAGCAAAGGGTATAAACTTCGGTTTTCTCTTTGGTATGTTTGAAAGAAAGTTTATCGAGTACTGCAAGCTGAAGTATGGCTTTGAGCCCAGTATGATCGAAGCTAAGCGGTATCGGAAAGCCTTCTTCCAACTATACCCAGCGCTCGAGCCCTGGCACAACAAGCAGAGAAAGCTAGCTCATTTGAATAGCGGAGTCAGGAACCTGGCTGGTCGACTAAGACGATTGCCTGGCATCCACTCCACAGACTTCATCGCTCGGTCAGAAGCTGAGAGACAGGGAATCAACTCACCAGTCCAAGGATTCGTTGGTGACTTCAAGGCGATGGCTGCAGTCGAGATCCATGAGACCATACCCTGGATGCAGTTCCATCTAGCTGGTGAACATCATGACGCACTTCTAGGATACGTGAACGATTACGGACATATGGAGACTCTCAAGAAAGCAGCTGACATCATGCGCCGTCCGAAGCTCGTCACTGAGCTAGGAATCAGACTCACGATTCCAATGGAAGTGGAAGTTGCCATGGGTCCTTGGGGACAAGGCGTGACTATAAAGGTTTAACAGATCAACTGAAGATGATATAATAATCGTATGGAAATCACGCAGTCGCGATTGAAGAACTGGCGTCGCTGTCATAAGCAGCACGACTACCGATGGAATCAGCGCCTCAAGAAGAGGTTTCCATCGAGACCACTTTTGCATGGGGATCTGATTCACAAGATGATGGACCGCAGGGCAGAAGGAGGAGACCCGTACAAGCTTCTCAAAGAGAAAGCGAAGGAGTATCGGGTCTACATTCGCGAAGATCCTGAGAACTATGGTGATCTGATCCAGAATGCTGAGGTTATCTTCAGAAACTACGAGACCTACTATGAGAACGATGGTCTCACCTACGTGACCTCAGAGCATGAGGTTCGAGTTCAGCTGATTGAGGGGGTTGAGTTCGTAGCTCACATTGACAAGATCGTTGAGGACGGAAATAATCTCCTATGGGTCATGGAACACAAGAACCACAGAAACATTCCAGATACCGAACATCGAATGTCTGACCTTCAGACCGTGCTGTATCTCTGGGCGTACAACCAGAAGAACAAGAAGAAGCCAGCAATCGGCATCATTTGGGATTACCTGCGATCCAAAGTTCCCGCAGTCCCAGAACAGCTGGTCAAGGGTGGCCTGTCACAGCGTAAGAACATGGACACTACGTATGAGACCTACGTAGCTGAACTCGATCGACTGAAGCTTGATCACGCTCCGTATCAGCAGTTTCTAGATTACTTGAAGAGTCAGGTGAATTCTTTCTACGAGCGTGTCTACCTGCCAATGGATGTTATTCTCACTGAAGCGATCCTTGATGATACTAGATCCACAGCTAGGGAGATCAAAGAGAATGGTCTCAGCGTGGCTGACCGAAACCTGAACTGGCAATGCAAGTCCTGTGAGTTCTTCGACCTGTGCATGGCAGAACTCAGAGGACTGGACTCCAAATTCATCCGTAAGTCCAAATACATAGAGGAAGAACCGAATGGCAGCCAAGAGGAAGACGATTGATTCACCCTCCTTCGAAGCCGGCATTACTCCGGTGGGAGAAATACCCAGCCACCTTGCTATGCTCGTATACGGCCGAGCAGGTACGGGTAAGACGGCTTTCTCTTCGACGTTTCCCAAACCGTTGCTCCTCCTGGACATTCAGGAGAAGGGCACCGAAACCATATCGATGACCAAGGACGTCTTCGTCCGGTCTATCGAACACTGGGAGGAACTCGAGCAGGGGTACTGGTACCTGAAGAACGGTGAGCAGCGGTTCCAGTCCGTCGTGATCGACCAGATCTCTCAACTCCAAGCGTTGGCGATGAACAAGATCAAGACCGACAACAGCATGGAACCGACCGACACCTTCAGCAAGCGGGATTGGGGTCAGCTGTCAGGTCTGCTGCAGACCTGGCTGATGAACTATCGTAACCTGTGGGATCGGTACCACGTATGCTTCGTCGCGCACGAGCGATCCAACGTCGGTGAAGAAGAGATCGAGGATCAGATCAACCCGAACATCGGCGCCAGAGTCATGCCCAGCCTGCAGGGGTTTCTCAACGGAGCGGTCTCTGCCATCGGCAACACATTCATCAGAGAGAGATTCCTCGATGCTGGTCAAGGCAAGAAGACTAGACAAGTTGAGTACTGTATGCGTCTGGGACCTCACGCATACTACACGACCAAAGCTCGGAAGCCAATCGAGTCCGAGATTGAGGTTCCAGATGTCATCGTAAACCCGAGCTTCGAGAAGATCATGGCGATTTCTCGAGGTGAGGAAATCCAACGTAAGAAAGTGAAGAGGAGCGAATGAAATGCCAAAGCCACGTGCAAGAAAGCTGACCGTTGACTTCACCGGTGTAGAGTCCGGTGGCCGACGGTCGATTCCTGATGGCGTCTACTCAGCCGCCGTCGCGAAGATCACCGAAGAGGAAGGCTCTGAGTCAGGTCAGCCCTACCTCAAGTGGGTCTTCAAGGTGACTGGCCCCACCTGCAAGGGCGCTCAAGTCTATCACAACACGTCTCTTCAGCCTCAGGCTCTTTTCAACCTGAAGAACCTGCTGGAGGCGATGGGTGCTGATGATCTCGACGGAGAGTTCGAACTCGATCTGGGTTCCTACATCGATGAAGAGGTCGGGTTTGAGATCGTAAACGAGGAGTATCAGGGGAAGCCCTCCCCTAAGATCGTTGCGTTCATGCCCGCCTCTGAGGTCAGCAGTGTCCAGGGAGAAGACCAGCACACTGACGAAAAGCCAGCCTCAAAAGGGAACGGTTCCTTCAAGACTGGTCAGAAGGTTCAGTTCAAGGATGAAGACGGCAGAGTCAAGAAGGGCGTGATCACCAGTCTGAAGGGTGATGAAGCCACGGTCGACGTCAAGGGCGAACCCTGGGACGTTGAGGTAGCTGAGCTCAGTGTTGCTGACTAAGCTCAGACCACATCAAGAGCGAGCCATCGCGAGGGCCAGGGGCCATGATGGCTTCGCTCTTTTCCCAGAACAACGGACTGGTAAGTGTCTCATCACGTTCGCCATAGCTGAGGAACGTAGGCCAGATGCTCTGTTAATCGTGTGCCCGAAGGGTGCTCTCAATACCTGGAATCGTGAGATCAAGAAACACTGGAATCCCGAGTGGGACATCAAGATCTTCATTCTCAACTTCGAGCAACTTCAGAACAACCGAAAGGCTTGGAAGAAGTGGGCTGAGAGACAGCCTGAACTGATGATGGTGGTCGATGAATCCCATCGAATCAAGAAGCGTGGTTCCAGCTGGTCCAAGACCTGCAGACTGATCGGCAGTCGAGCTGAGC